AGAACCTAAAAAGGTTGCTGGTCTTATAATGACAGATGATACTGATGTTGACAATAGGTATTTAAAAGCTAAAATAATATCGTGTGGTAATTTAGTTGAAGGATTAAAAGATGGAGACACGATATATTACGATAAACATGCTGGACACGACATGTCATGGAAAGATACTCTTTATAGAGTTATTCAAGATAGAGACGTTGTTCTAGTAGATTAACCAAAACCTGAAACCTAAACCCATAAACTTAAAAACAACAAACAAATTATTAATTAAAAAACAAAAAAAATGAAAGAAGTTTATTTGTACTTTCGTACACAAGCAACATTAGCAGATGATGATGCATCTGCAGATTCAATGTGTTTTCCATTATCTAGATTAACTGGTATGGTTCCAACAGCTGATGACACGTTAACTTTATTTTTTCAACCAGTAATCATGAAAGAAAAAGTTCAATTTGATCACGATGGAGATTCAACTACTAGCGTTATAAACGACAAAGTTGTTTGTACAATTGGAACTAATGATCACGCTGATGCTATTGCTGCACTATCAAGATTATTTGCTGGCGCTGCTACTGGTGGTATCCATCATGATGGGTTTATAGTAGTTGCTGACGATTTAGCCTCTACTTACGCTGTGTCAGAAGTTACTGCACTTAGTACTATTACAGTTACTGCTTCGTAGTAAGTGAGATTAACCGCGCAGGATCTGCGTGAGATGAATATCCTTAAGTATTACAGGCTCACTAGAAAGTGGGTCTGTAAAACTTACGGGTTAAAAGACGCAGACTTAGAATTATTAATTTATTTAGATTGTAAAAAAAGATTTACACGAAACGATTTTATCAACGGAGTTTATACATATTCGTGGGATAAAGCAAGATGGGAGAGATTAAAAAGAGAAGGCTGGATAGAAACTTGGAGACATAGAAATCGTACGACTATCATGTACTCTGTATTTAAGACTTCTTTTAAATGCTCTCAAATGATAAGTAGGATATATCGTATTCTACTAGGTGAGGAAGACTTACCCACTTCAGAAAGAAGTGTATTTTACAATAACAAATCATATACAGATAAAGTTTACAACAAAGCTATAGATGATATGATAAAAGATAAAGATAGATAACTATGGCAGGAATAGGAAACTACAAAGGAAAGAAAAAGAGTAATAAATCAGGTGGAGGACCTAGAAAAACAAAAAGTACTAAAAAGAAAAAATCAGGAAGATACTAATGAATATCTTTAAAGACAACAATGACTGGAACGAAAAATCTATTATCGGATTCATTGCATTTGCAATAATGTGTGTGATTATGATAGTAGATCTTGTAACCGGTTGGTTAGGTAGAGACTTAGCTATTAATGAGTTTGTATACGATTCTTTTGTATTTGTGGTATTAGGATGCTTTGGAATTAGTGGACTAGAAAAATTTGCAAAAAAATGAGTATGCTATGTAAGATAAATGGTATTCCAGTTTTTTATGATGTTGAAGACGCTAAAATATGGGGTATTCAATATGGTGTGAGTGCCGTACATACGCATGAGCATCGAGGGAGAATAGGTTATATGGCTGGAAGTAACCATGCTCACATAATTAGTATTGTAAATGGAGAAGTTAAAACAAATAACGAAGAAACACTTCTAGAAAATTGGGCTGAAAATACAGGATCACAATCCCAACAAGTACAACAAACTTTTGAAACCGATGAGGATTTTGAAAGTGATCCTGACATAGATGCAATTCCAACTAGTGGTGGATATTAAAATTAAATTATGAGTATATTAGGAACATTATTTTCTGGTGGGGCTGCGGATCTTGTAAAAGGAGTAGGCGGTGTTATAGACGACTTACATACATCTGATGAAGAAAAGCTTGAAGCAGAAAGAAAAATAAAAGAATTAGTTGCCAACTATGAGGTAGAGATGGAAAAAAATATCACAAGTAGATGGGAGGCAGATTTAAAATCAGATTCATGGCTTAGCAAAAACGTTAGGCCAATGGTTTTAATATTTTTAATAGTATGCACCATGCTATTAATATTTATAGACGCAGGTGCATTAGATTTTGAAGTAAAATCATCATGGGTTGATTTACTTCAACTAGTATTAATAACTGTGATTGGCGCTTACTTTGGCGGTCGATCATTTGAAAAAGTAAAAAAATAAAATTATGGGAATAAATTCAACAGAAGTCTCTTATGGCTTTGGACAATTAGGATCCGTATTTAATGACGGTACAGCCGCAATAAAACCACCTACAAACAAAGTATTTGTAGCTATAACCATGTTGGCCGATACTACGTTTGACGCAAGCGGAGGATTAGTTTCAGAAACTTTTTTAGCAAAAGTTGCGGGTGGAGGTACTTCAGTAGGTGATACTGAGTATAATTATATAACAACTGAAGGTGCTGCTCACGATCAAACTGCTGGTAATGCCAATGTAGAAAAAGGAGAAACTGGTTTACAAATAGATGCAAGTAATACTTTTCCAGCTGGAGTAACTATATACGGTAGATGGACTGAGATTGATTTAGCGTCAGGAACAGTCATAGCTTACATAGGAGACTAATGTTAGGATTAGCAACGGGAATAACAAACACTAGTTACCAATGGCAACCAAATATGGTTGATGCTGATCTAAAGCTATGGCTTAGAAATGGTGTTGGCGTAAATGTTGCTCAATGGGATGATTCTTCTGGAAATAATAATCACGCTTTACAAGGTAGTAGTCCTAATCAAGCGACTGTGAGTGGTGGTGGGTTACGTCTTGATGGTAGTAACGATCACTATGATTTTACCTCATCAATTACAATTAGCGCTCAAGAAGCTTTTATGGTTTTTGCAGTTGTATATCCAGAAAATGATTCTGACGATACTATAGATAAGAAAACTATAATTAGTGATGAAGGAGCTGCTGATTTTATAGAGTTTTTTACAAACAAAAAAATAAGATTAAGGTTTAATAACGGCACAGCTATTTCACCAACTTTTGGAGATGTTCAATTTCCATCTAACGAAAAATATCTTGTGGGAATAAAAAGAGACGGTGGTGCCGAAGGAAATGTTCATATATATAAAAATGGAGATTTATTAGAACCCAGTTCGCAACTAGCAGACACTTCTCAAACTAAGTTCGAAAATATTTCTATTAGAAATAATGATAGATTCTTTCACGGGTGGATATACGAAATGTTGGTATATGACACTACAGATTTATCAGCTAGTAATATAACTAAAATAAGTAATTATCTAAAAAATAAACACGGTTTATAAATAATTAAAATTAATTTAAATTAAATAAAAATGAAAAAAACAAAAAAGAAAGAAGAAGTAATTGATTTGACTAAACCAGAAAAAATTTCTGACTTTCATTTAAAGAAAATGCAAGGATTAGTTAATGATCTTAATAGATCTCAAATCGAAATAGGTAGTATTGAAGTAAGAAAACATGAACTAATACATAATTTATCTACAAGAAGAGAGGATTTAACAGCGTTACAAATAGAGTTTGAAAAAGAATATGGCACATTTGATGTCAATATTAATGATGGTACTATAAATTATCCAAAAGAAGATGGCGAAGCTAATAAGGAAGATTAGTGTAGGTAAAGATTATAAAAACGACGCCATGCATTACGCTGTTGGTCAAGAAGTTTATGGTGGGCATACTATTTGTGATATAATAGAAGAGGATGAAAAGTATTCTGTTTATATCAAAAAAAATAAAGATGTATTACCTTGGAAAGACTTTAATAAAAATATGGCTGTATCTGTAGAATATAATCTAGAATACTAATGAGAAGTGTTTACAACTTTGTTGTAACGCCAAAAGGAGAAAGATATAATAATAAAAAGAAAGTTGGTGATTCAGAGTTGATTTTGAACACTGAGATTTACAATCATCAATTTGTAAATAGAACAGCTATTGTTAAATCAATCCCTATTATTGGTGACACAGATATACAACCAGGAGATGAGGTTATAGTGCATCATAACGTATTTCGCAGGTGGCATAATGTAAAAGGTATTGAAAAAAATAGTAGAAGTTTTTTTAATGAATCTACTTATTTTATAGACCATGATCAAATATTTTTATATAAACGAGATAAAGAATGGATAGCTCCAAAGGGTTATTGTTTTATAAAACCTTTAAAAACTGTAGATCAATTTAATATTGAGTCAGAAAAACCATTTCAAGGTATTGTTAAATATTCGGATGGCACTGTAAAAGAAGATGACTTAATAGGTTATAAACCAAGAACTGAATGTGAGTTCGTAGTAGATGGAGAAAGATTATATAGAGTTTTATCAAATTTAATTACAATCAAATATGAATATCAAGGAAACGAAGAAGAATATAATCCAAGCTGGGCAAAAAGCAGTTGATGAATTAATTAAAGTTGCCAAAGAACCTATTGTAGATTCTGACGACGATATATCAGCTGATAGATTGAAAAATGCTGCAGCTACTAAAAAACTAGCTATATTTGACGCATTTGAAATACTTAACAGAATTCAAGAAGAAGAACAATTACTCGAGGGAAAAACACCTGAAAAGAGAGAGGAAAAAGTCTTTAAAGGATTCGCAGAAGGCAGATCTAAGTAATGTACGAGCAAGATTTAGTTAAAATAATAGAACCAATTAAAAAGACAACTATTAGTCGTCTTAATAAAGGTAAAAAATGGAAATATGGATACAATAAAGAACATGATATCGTTATTATCTCAAAAACTGGGAGAATTGGAGAAATTTATGAAATCCAAGGTTTGCGAATTGGCTTGCCGTTGGAACCAGTGCGAGGGGTGTACATGCACGAAAAAAACAAATGGGTAAAACAAGAATATCCTAAAGAATTAAGTAGGATTAAAAATATATTCGATTGGAGAAATTATCCAGATGAAAATAAAGAGCAGTGGTATGACTATATAGACGAAGAGTTTAAAAGAAGAGATGAAGGGTTTTGGTTTATGAATAACAACAAACCAACTTACATAACAGGAACTCACTATATGTACTTACAATGGAGCAAAATAGATGTTGGAGCTCCAGATTTTAGAGAAGCAAATAGATTGTTTTTTATATTTTGGGAAGCATGTAAGGCTGATAAAAGATGTTACGGTATGTGTTATCTAAAGAATAGAAGATCAGGGTTTTCGTTCATGTCATCTGCAGAAACAGTTAATTTAGCTACTATATCGAGTGATAGTAGATATGGGATACTTTCTAAAACAGGTTCAGATGCAAAAAAGATGTTCACCGATAAGGTTGTCCCTATTAGTATAAACTATCCTTTCTTTTTTAAGCCGATTCAAGATGGTATGGATCGCCCTAAATCAGAGTTAGCCTATAGAGTACCAGCAAGTAAGTTTACTAGAAAAAAGATAACTTCAAATGAACGAATAGAAGATATACAAGGGTTAGATACTACGATTGATTGGAAGAATACTGGAGACAATAGTTATGACGGTGAAAAACTAGCACTATTAGTGCATGATGAAAGTGGTAAATGGGAAAGACCTGACAATATATTAAATAACTGGAGAGTTACAAAAACTTGTTTGAGATTAGGAAGTAGGATTATCGGTAAGTGTATGATGGGTTCAACATCAAACGCTTTAGACAAAGGAGGTGATAACTTTAAAAAATTATACTATGCATCAGATGTCACTAAGCGAAATAGAAATGGTCAGACAAAATCTGGTTTATACTCTTTGTTTATCCCAATGGAATGGAACTACGAAGGATTTATTGATGAGCACGGAGTTCCAGTATTCATTACTCCTGACAGGGATGTGCTCGCTCCAGACGGTGAACTAATAGATATAGGTGTAATAGATAATTGGCAGAATGAAGCTGATGGGCTAAAAGATGATCAAGATGCTTTAAATGAATTTTACCGTCAATTTCCAAGAACAGAAGAGCATGCTTTTCGTGATGAGACGAAGAATAGTATTTTTAATTTGGTTAAAATATACGAGCAAATAGATTATAACCAAGAAATGTCTAGAACGTTAGGGATTACAACTGGTAATTTTCAATGGGTAAATGGTGTTAAAGATTCTCAAGTTATATTCTATCCAGATCCAAAGGGTAGGTTTAAAGTTAGCTGGGTTCCACCTCAGCAGTTACAAAATAGAGTGGTACTTAAAAATGGTATAAAATATCCTGGTAATGAACACATGGGTGCATTTGGTTGTGACTCCTATGATATATCAGGAACCGTAGATGGACAAGGATCTAAAGGAGCATTACACGGCTTAACCAGGTTTAGTATGGAGGACGCTCCTGCGAATAGTTTCTTTTTAGAATACTTATCAAGACCACCTACGGCTGAAATATTTTTCGAAGACGTGTTGATGGCGTTAGCATTTTATGGTATGCCAATACTTGCAGAAAATAATAAACCTAGACTTTTATATTACTTAAGACGTAGAGGATATAGAGGCTTTAGTATGAATAGACCAGATAAAGTTTGGAATAAATTATCTGTAGCTGAAAAAGAAGTTGGAGGAATCCCAAATTCTAGTGAAGATATTAAACAAGCTCACGCAGCTGCTATTGAAATGTATATTCAAGATCACGTTGGTTTAAAGTCTAACGGTACTTTTGGTGATCTTTATTTCAACGATTTATTAAACGATTGGAGTAGATTTGACATTACAAAAAGAACCAAATTTGACGCAACAATAAGTTCTGGTCTAGCTATAATGGCAAATAATAGACATTTGTATGCTCCAAACGCTAAAATCGAAAAACCAAAAATAAATATAAATATCTCCAGATACAATAATGATGGAGTTAATTCACAAATAATCAAATAATAAATATGGCAGAGTCTGGCATTAAAAGCTATTTTCCAAGTCAAACAGTAAGTGACGCTGAAAAGTTAAGTTATGATTATGGCTTAAAAGTAGCTAAAGCTATAGAAACAGAATGGTTTAATAACGATAGAGTTATTAATAAATATAGATCTAATTACAATAATTTTCATAATTTAAGATTGTACGCTAGAGGCGAGCAATCTACTCAAAAGTATAAGGATGAGTTATCTATAAATGGTGATTTGTCCTATTTAAATTTAGATTGGACGCCTGTTCCAATTATTTCTAAATTTGTTGATATAGTAGTGAACGGTATTGCAGAGAGAACTTACGATATAACAGCATTTGCTCAAGATCCTTATAGTTTACAGCAAAGAACTAAACATATGGAAGACATGATGTCTGATATTAAGATGGCGCGATTTAATGCTGTAACTAGTTCTTTTGGTATGGATACTACAAAAAGTAATATAACTGACCTACCGGATACGCCTGAAGAAGCAGAATTGCATATGCAGTTAAACTACAAGCAATCTATAGAAATAGCACAAGAACAAGCTTTAAACACTTTATTTGAGGGTAATAACTACGAATTAATAAAGAAAAGATTTTACCAAGATTTAACGGTATTAGGTATTGGTGCTGTTAAAACTTCGTTTAATACGTCTGAAGGTGTGGTTATAGATTATGTAGACCCTGCAAATCTTGTTTACTCTTATACTGATTCTCCTTATTTTGATGATATATATTATGTTGGAGAAGTTAAAACAATACCCGCTAATGAATTAGCCAAGCAATTCCCTCATTTAACAGAGAGTGAGCTTGACGATATAATGAAAAATAAAAGCCAAAATAGAAATAATTACAATACAACTTGGTCTATAAATAAAGAAGATAATAACACTATTCAAGTATTATACTTTAATTATAAAACCTATATGAATGAAGTATATAAAGTAAAGGAAACTGGGACTGGCGCTGATAAGATTATACCCAAAGATGATAGTTTTAATCCGCCTAAAGATAAAGAAGGCGGATATGGTAAAATGTTAAGATCTATTGAGTGTTTGTATGATGGAGCTATGATTTTAGGTACTGATAGATTGCTTAAGTGGGAGATGTCAAAAAATATGATGCGACCAAAAAGTAATTACACTAAAGTTAAAATGAATTATTCTATTGTAGCGCCTAGAATGTATAATGGTAAAATTGATTCCTTAGTAAAACGTATAACTGGTTTTGCTGACATGATTCAATTAACCCATCTTAAGTTGCAACAAGTGTTGTCAAGAATGGTTCCAGATGGTGTTTATTTAGATGCTGATGGTTTAGCAGAGGTTGATTTAGGTAATGGAACAAATTATAATCCTCAAGAAGCTTTAAACATGTTCTTCCAAACTGGATCTGTAATTGGTAGATCATTTACGCAAGAAGGTGATTTAAATCCTGGTAAAGTACCAATTCAAGAAATAACTTCTGGATCTGGTGGAAATAAAATGCAAGCTCTTATAGGTAATTATAACTATTATTTACAAATGATAAGAGATGTAACCGGACTTAATGAAGCTAGAGACGGTAGTATGCCTGATAAAAATGCTTTAGTTGGTGTTCAGAAAATGGCAGCCGCAAATTCCAATACAGCAACAAGACATATACTACAAGCTGGATTATATTTAACGGCTGAAACTGCAGAATGCTTATCTCTTAGAATATCAGATATATTAGAATACTCACCAACTAAAGATGCTTTTATAGAATCTATTGGTAGCAGAAATCTTTCTACTTTAGAAGAAGTATCAGATATGTATCTTTATGATTTTGGTATTTTTCTAGATTTACAACCAGATGAAGAAGAAAAACAATTACTTGAAAATAATATTCAAATGGCGCTACAACAACAAAGTATTGAGTTAGAAGATGCTATTGATATTAGAAATATTAAAAATCTAAAATTAGCTAACCAATTATTAAAACTAAGAAGAACTAAAAAGTCAGAAGCAGATAGACAGTTACAACAAGAAAATATTCAAGCACAAACACAATCTAATACCCAGGCCGCTCAAGCCGCGGCTCAAGCTGAAATACAAAAAACTCAAGCTATTGATCAAAGTAAAATTAAAATAGAGCAAACAAAATCTCAATTAGAAGAACAAAGAATGATGAGAGAGGTTCAACTTAAAAAAGAATTAATGGCTTTGGAGTTTGAATACAATATGCAGCTTAAAGGAATTGAAGTTGATGGTATGAAAGAAAGAGAAAAACAAAAAGAAGATAGAAAAGACGAAAGAACAAAAATACAAGCTACACAACAATCTGAAATGATTGAACAAAGAAACAGTGGAAAACCACCTAAAAACTTTGAATCTGCCGGTAATGATATAATGGGCGGTGGGTTTGATTTAGGTGCGTTTGAACCTAAGTAGAAATTATTAATTATTATTATATTATATTATGGAAGAAAAAGATGAACAAGTAGTTGAAGAGACTACGCAAGAAACAACTGAACAAGTTGATAAAAGTAAATTTGAATCTGCAGACGATGATAGTATTGTTAAAGTAGATTTAAGTAAACCACTAACACCAAAAGAAGAAAATGAAACTAAAGAAGATAACACTAACGACGAGGGAGTGGTTGCAGAGTCTAAAGATGCCGAGCCCGTACAAGAACAAGAAGAAGTACAGCCGGAAGCAGAAACACAAGAAACTCCAGTATTAGAAGAAATCACTGAAGATTCTACTGAGGATGAAGTTGCTGAAGTAGAAGAAAAAGTTGAAGAAGCTATTGCTGAATCTGAAGCAACAGGAAAACCTCTACCGGAAAATATTCAAAAGTTAGTAGATTTCATGGAAGAAACTGGTGGTGATCTGAATGATTATGTAAAACTTAATCAAGATTATAGCAAGTTAGATGATAATGATATTTTGTATGAATATTATAAACAAACAAAACCACATTTAACAACTGAAGAAATTAACTTCCTTATGGAAGACTCGTTCTCTTACGATGAAGATGAAGATGAAGAAAGAGATATACGAAGAAAAAAATTAGCGCTAAAAGAGCAAGTTGCCAGCGCTAGAGCCCATTTGGATGGGCAAAAGTCCAAGTACTATGAAGACATCAAAGCTGGGTCAAAATTGACTCAAGAACAACAAAAAGCAATTGATTTCTTTAATAGATATAACAAGGAATCGGAAGCAACACAAAAGACAGTTAAAAAGAATTCTGATATTTTTACACAGAAAACTGAACAAGTTTTTAACGATAAGTTCAAAGGTTTTGAATATAATGTCGGTGATAAAAAATATAGATTCAATGTAAACAATGCTGAAGAAATTAAGAGTGCTCAGAGTGATATAAGCAATTTTACTAAAAAGTTTTTAGATAAAAATTCTGCTTTAACAGATGCTAAGGGTTATCATAAATCTTTATTTACAGCAATGAATGCTGACGCTGTTGCAAAACACTTTTATGAACAAGGTAAGGCTGACGCTATGAAAGATAGTATTGCTAAATCTAAAAATGTTAATATGAATCCTAGACAAAAACACGGTGAAGTAGAGGCAGGCGGTTTGAAATTTAGAGTGTTAGGTGATGATTCTTCTGATTTTAAGTTTAAAATTAAAAACAAAAAATAATAACTTAAAACAAATTAAAAAATGGCAATTACTGCAGGAAGTGGTTTGAACGCCGTAGTCGCGCCTCAACAACAGGCGTTAGCTTCAAACTACATAGATTTTACAGATGGTTCCACAGGGTGGGAACAACAATATCTGCCTGACTTGATGGAAAAAGAAGCGGCGGTTTTCGGTAACCGTACAGTTTCTGGATTCTTAAATCAAGTTGGCGCAGAAGAGGCTAGTGCATCCGATCAGGTTGTATGGTCTGAACAAGGTAGATTACATCTATCTTACGTAGGTACTATAGATTTAGATGGTGATACAAATGGTACTTTTACATGTGTTACTGATGTTGATGGCAACGCATTAACTACAACTCACGGTATTAGAGTAAACGATGTCGTACTTTTAGCGAGTGCTGGATACGTTTCAAAATGTTTAGTAGTAGAAACTCCAGATTCAGCTGTTGTCTCACTTGAGGCTTATGGTGAAGCTGTTCTAACTAATCACTCTGAAACTGCTAGCGCGGCTACATTATTAGTTATCGGTTCACACTATGGAAAAGGACAGTCTTACAGTGATATCACTGGTACAGCTGCTGATTCTAAAAGAACTTCTTTACAACCTACGTTTAAGTCGTACGGTAACCAAATGCAAATATTAAAAGATTATTACGCTATATCTGGTTCTGATGCTTCTCAAATTGGTTGGGTTGAGGTTTCTGCTGAAGATGGTACTTCAGGTTACTTGTGGTACTTAAAAGCGGAAGGTGAAACTAGAGCTCGATTTACTGATTACTTAGAAATGACTATGTTAGAAGCTGAAAAATCAGCTGCTGCATCTATCATTGGTTTTGCTGACGGTCAAATTAGAGGATCTGCTGACGCAGGTGCTAATGGTGTTGGTACGCAAGGTTTATTCGATGCTATTGAAACTAGAGGTAACGTTACTTCTGGTATTACTGGTACTAATGCTGCTACTGATTTAGCTGAATTCGACGCTATCTTAGCTGAGTTCGATAATCAAGGTGCTATTGAAGAAAAC